TAGCGTTCTTGTAAACACCATATCTCCCATTTCTAAATCTCCACTCATACCAACCTTCTGCTCTATATAAGACTCAATAGCAGAAGCGTGTGCCTGCTTGACATCCTCGCTTGAGTTGGGTATACCTCCTAATTCTTTCTCGGTCTTAGATAGCTTTGTGTACTGCTTGTCGGGTCTGTTCATACAGAACCCTCTGTAACCTCTGTTCTTGAAATGATAAAGAAGCCTAGGTTTATTGTTCTCTATAAGTATAGGCATACCATAAAACACACAAGCCATAAGCACATCCTCAAAAAATATCTCAGCTGTCTGAGGTCTTGCTATGTACTCTAAGAAAAATTCATTGCTCGGTGCATCATCCATATTAAACATAGTCTTTCCGTGCAGAGCACCATTAGAACCTCCACCACCTACAACACCTGATATGTCATAGCTATCACAACCAAAAGCACCTAGGTGCTCATTACCGGGATGCTTGATACCTCTCTTATCTATTACCCTGTTCTGCAGGTTTTTATTAGGTGTCCAAGATACCCTGAACCTCCCCCTGTTGTTAGGACTAAAAATAACCTCAGTATCCTTGATACCGTTCTTCCAACTTAAGGACCCGCGAGTTACGTGATGCTCCATAATAAGAGAATCATTGTAGTCTATCTGTTGGTATATCTTAGTTAGGTTAAATATAGATTGCTTGCTCTCATCCCTAAATGCGTGAGACTCAGTTCTTGGGAACTGTCTGTAAAATTCATTCAATGCATCAGGGTCACTCTTAAGAGAGTCAACCTCTGCCTGCCAATAATCTACAGCTCCTTGATGTATCATCTCTCCATCTATTCCAAGCACAGGTTTTTTAGGAGTCCTGAATACAGGCATACCGTACACATCTATAAATCCTTCCATATTCCATTCCATAGGAATAAATAGAGAATACAACCCGGACTTGGTTTGTCCGTTGGCATTTCTTTTAGACACATCAGAGTCTTGGTATAATTTCTTAAACTGCTCCCCACCTTTATTAAGTGCGTTAGATGTAGAACCCATCATACACTTACCTATAATCTTACTTCCTAAACGAAGACAGGTTTTTGTTACCCTCCAATTATTGAGGATGTTATTTGGCTTTAACCACTTACCGCTTTCATCGTGAACTAATAGCAAAAGCTTTTCACCATCATAGGAGTTGTCGTCAGTATTCTTCCAATCTATTGTAGTATCCAAACCGAACAGCTCATCTGCTGTGGTGTCATACATATTCTTTTTAGTAATCTTTGCGGCAGGTATCCTAAAAGCTAATTCAGTTTTAGGTTTATCCATACCATCCATAATAGGTTTAAAAAAGAATGGTAGCCTATTATTGATAGGAACAACCTTGTCGGTAAACATCTTCTTCGCATCCGAACCTGTCTTAGATAGTATCCCAACCCTTGCATCTTTCGCAAGTGTTCCTGTGTTAACACACTCCGATGAGCTCATAAAAGAAAACCCGGACCTTCTTATCTTTAGATAGTCCTGACCGAAACTTCTCTTATCTGCCTTGCACGCTTCCCAATGCAGCCATAGTATTCTATTAGCCTCCCTGTAATCAGGATATCCTACATCAATAGATGTCCACTGCAGGTACATATAATGAGAACCTGATATGTAGGTTGGCTTACCATTGTTCATAAACCAAATGCCGTACTCTCTTCTCTCAAACTCCTCCTCGATGTAATCAACCCAAGTATCCTTAAACTCTGAAGGCATTTCATTCCACTGAAATATAGACTGTATCTTACCTAATGCTTTAGGTATATCTGTTCTTTCCCAATACTGTTCTGATTTTTTGCTGTGTCTTTGAAGACACTTTTTAGGAGTAGGTGGCAAAGCTATTCTTAATCCTGAGATTAATATAACATCTCCTATCTGACCTGTTTTAGATATTACGATAAAGTCATACTTAGGCTCATACCCATACTTCCAAGACTTAGCTTTGTTCTTGGATGTTAGGATATTTTTAGGCACAACACCTACAAGTTCCCTGTATAAACTATTTTGACCTTCGCTCTGCAAACCCTTGTTTAGTATCTGTTTTACTAGCTCCCTTCTCTAGGGAGTTAATCACTTCTCTTTCTGCTTCTATTCTATTTAATATCTCAAACGCATCAAATATCGCTAGCTTCTTTGTAGCTGCTGCATTCTTCAATCTATCTGCAGCTAAATCATCTTCAGCATCATACTTTATAATATCTTCCTTCGCAACCTTTATTAGCTGCACAACAGCTTGATGACCTGCCTCTATTATTTTAAGTTTAATTTCTTTAGATTTCATATATTGTTTTTTAAAAAACAAACCTGTATTAATCTTGCTGATTCTGCGTATCCAAAGTTATCATAAATATTTCTTGAATGATATAACTTAGATGGAAAAACAACTAACCTATTGTACCTTGATTTAAAGATACACATTTTTTCTCCTTTATAATACAATGTAGTTCCATCTTCCTTCGGATGTTTTTTACTTAAGTAAAGTATCGCAGTTAAATCTCCCATCATCTCGTCAGTATGTATCCAATTAGGTTCCTCCTGATTTATAGGTGACCTTCTGACAAAATTCAAATCAGGTCTGTATGTAGGATAGTTCTTATTTAAAAACGAAACAAGCTCATCAACTCCTCTTGCTTTCACATTTCTAAATAAATCATTTCCTACCTGCACATCCTCAAAGCCTTCTTGCAATATATCATCTACATAGCAGTCCACATCTTTAATTACATCTTCAAATATAGATACGTTCATAACTGAATTGTAATTTGATGGTCAAACATCCTGTATAACTTCTCTCCATCTATATTAAACTCGTACTCGCTCTCAGGCTTAAAGCATACCCTATCTCCTGAGCTTATTCCTTTGCTTGTTAAATACTCGTTAGGATACTTCATCTCTCCTACCAAAGGCTCCTCGGTTATAGGTTTATATATATAGCTGTCCTCAACATCAACAGGTTTAACAAAACAATACCTGTCAACTGCATTCCAATTACCATTGTGCTTGTAGGCATAGTACTGTTCCTCCTCCACAAAGAATAGGTTGTCTTTAAAAAAACTTTTACCGCTTCTCTGCTTACCCTTCATATCATTGTAGTACTTGAAAACATTGTGATGAACTAGCAGTACATCTCCAACCTGTATAGGTCCTTCGTACCTTAAAGGTAGCTCTACAACCTCAGCCTCTCTGTTAGAGAACTTATGGTCTTCTATTGAGGTGCTAACCACAAAGTCTATCCCACCGATAGATTTAGTATTATTATACCTCCTGTTTCTTATTGGCTTTACAATAAACGAAAAAGGTGCTTTCATAAATTTGATTTATGAGCCACAACCTATACACTCAATATATGAATCTGTTGGTTTGACTCTATTTAATTTCATCGTAAGATTATGTTCTCTGTCCTTAAGCTCACACTTCTCTTCAAAACTTAATCCCTCAGCTGCTAATTTAGTTGAAATATTTTGCAACTCCTCCTTAATCTCTTTATTATTATCCATATCTAAAAGTTTATATTGTACTCAACCGAAATAGGAACAGTAGATGTAAACTCCTTCCATAGAATAATTTCATCCTGCCTCTCTATATATATTACAAATGAACTATTCTCAGATATATACTTAATTAAATGTATCTTATAGTTACTGTTTAATACATCCTGCCCTACGATATAGTGCATCGCTCCTGATTTGTAGTCAGGACCTATAGATATTTTTCTTATTAATGCACTCATCTTTAAATAGGTTTAGAAATAGACTTAAATATCTTACCTACTACAGGAGTATTAGCCCATTCTTTTTTCACCCACTCCCAACTATTAGGACTATAATACTCAGATACCCAACCTTCGATTAAGATATCTTTATCTTCAGTGTATTCTACATCCTCAAGCATTATAATTAATGTATCCCTATACTCTACACATTCAGGAATAGAATCTGTTAGAGTATACAAGCTCTCTCTTAAGTTTTTTAGTTTTTCACTTACCTCCATTATCCAAATATTGTTAGCTTAGTAGTTGGTACATAATTCTGTCTTGCTCCATCTGTAGTCGGATATGCTGATGCAGAATATTCCAATGCAGAACCATTGCTCCTGCTATCGTATGACCACTCTGCAGATTGTGAGCTTGGTGATTTGTAAGCTCCGTTCTTGTACTCAAACTTTATTATAAGGTTGTCGGTGTTGTTGTAGCTGAACTCTGTATCTAAAGTAATTTCCTTCCAACCTACACCTGCTGTTCTTACAAAGGTTCCATCAAACACTGTAGCTAGATTACTTACTCCCGGTATCTGTGTAAAATCCTCCTTTACTGCAGAAACAGGAAATATGTTAGAGCCTATATGACCCATCTTAATTGTTAGGTCATTGATTGTGTATTCTGTTGCACTTGTGTTCTGCTGATAAAAAGCAATCTTTCTTACTAAACCTGAAAGGTTAATATCAGATTGCTCTAGTATCTGTCCTGTCCAATAGTACTCATAGAACTCATAGATAGGGTTGTACCTAGCATCAGTTCCTCCTGTAGTACCAACCTGTATTACCTGCTCACTTCCCGATGGTGAGTTCATCATCGCACCGTTTGCATAAAATTGTTTTATTCCTTGACTCATATAATATCAAGTTTAAGTATACTGATTAGCGTATGTCCATAAAAATCTGTTAGAACCGTAGCTGCAATAAGTACAGCTTATAGTGTGAACCTGACCTATCGGTAAACTAATTGCTCCACTACCATTACTCGCCACTATCGACCCGGTAGGTAAAGTCAGGGTGAATGCACTAGGTGTAGAAGTAAGGTCAATTATCATATTCATATAATCACCATCTTCCTCGTTATCTATCGCTAAAGAGAAAGTACCTCCTGCAGTAGGAACAAGTATAGCACTGAACGACTCCTCTAGATTCCAAGTAAATGTAGAGCCTACAGGTGCAATAAACTTATAAGCCTTCTGACCGTAGTGCTGAACTCTCTGAATGTTGCTATCGCCCTCAAGGTATGATATCTCTTTCACTGTAGAGTTGTACCAAGTCTTACCTACATCTCCTGTTGCTCCGGTGTTTAAAGTTCCCTCAGCTGTTGAAGAGTTATTAGGTAGTACTATAGATACACCTGCATCTCCTATTAGTTTCCAAGCCTGCTTAACATCTGTATTCCAAGTATCTGTTTTGGTTCCGTACCATCTCTGAAAATCAGAGTTAGTAAACACACCTGTTGTTAGTGCTGATTCATTTACAAGGTAGTCAACCAATCTTACACCTCCGCTGACACTAAATGTATTACCAATACCTTCAGTTGAATCAACCTGAAGTGTATTTATGTTACCTGTGCCTATAGACTTAGAATACACCTTAATAATACCACTCTCTAATGATAGAATCTTACTTTGCCAAGTATCTCCTGTGCCATTGTCTGTTTCCTGTGATAATTCAAATGTATTGTCAAGGGTTAAGGTTGATTTCCAATTCGCAAAAGGACCTGCTGTTGTGACTGTGGGTTGTATAGTAAATATGTTATACTCCTGAAAAGTCCAATCGTGGGTGTCACTTCCTTTAAATGTAATGTCACCACTTGATATGCTATCCCCATTAGGAACAATGTACTGAGGTATGTTTAAAACCTGCCCTACAAATGTAGTGGGTCCATCGTTCCCCGTGGTAGTAAGAGTTATCTCTTTCTGTTTATTATTAAATGTGTTCCAATCAGAAGGAGTTAGCACACCTATCTGAGTAGAACTTGCTGTCAGTACGCTTACGTTAGGGTTAGCACCTGATGTTACTACAATAGGAGTTGTCCCTGTAACGCTTGAGATACCGCCTCCTGCTGAGCTATAGTCAGGTATATTAAGAACTTGATTAGAAAATGTAGCAACACCTGATGTTCCTGCAGTTGTTAGTGTTATCTCTTTCTGTCTGTTGTTGAATGTATTCCAATCCGTAGCACTCAAGAAGCCGTTAGTGGATGTGTTTGCCTGAGCTATTCCGATTACAGGAGCAGTTGGTGTACCTGCATTATTAATAGGAGCAGAAACCTGAACCGCTGTAGCGGCAGGTATACAGTACGTAGTTGAGCCAACAGTTAAACTTGTTAGGTCTATAGTACACGTAGCAGAAGGATTAGCTACCACAGTAGTTCCACCACCTGAACCATTAGCTACAGTAGTTATAAGTCCTTTAGAGTTTACTGTTATATCTGCATTGGTGTAAGAACCTGCTACAGCTCCTGAATCAGTTAAGTCAAATCCTACTTCGTTAGGGCTTGTGTTTGTTATTGAAACTGTAGGTGCTGCGGTAAATTTTAATGTGCTATTAGAAGGTGTTAATTGAAAATCATTTCCGTTAGGAGAGTCCACAGTTAATGCTGAGATAGTCTGACCGTTAGTTAGCTCAAGTGTTAAGGTAGAAACTGCTGCTCCTGCAGCGGATTGAGTTATGGTTATACCTGCTCCTCCTTCGAAGTTTACGTTTCCGTTTAGTCCTAAAGCTTCACCTAGTTTTCTAACAGAGTTTACACCTGATGAACCTCCTGAGTTAGCTAAAGCAACTATGTCACTTATTAAATAATTCTTAGTTATATTATTGTCCCCTACATCAGTACCAATAACCATATCGGTTAATTGTACATTGGAGTCTACTACATACGTTGCTATCTTAGCCATCTCTTAAATATTTTTATTGTTTCTCTAAAGCCTCTTCCGGAGCTTTAGCTTCTTCCTGTTTAGGCGAGTCCTCTATCTCTCCTGTTTGAACATTAATCCGAGAATCAGTACCATACTTCTTTGATAACTCCTTCTCTAATGTTACATAGTTGTCTTGAAGTGCATCTACCTGTCTAATAATAGTTTGCTTAGTCAGCTCCACATCTCCTAGTTTCA